CTACGCGGGTCCAGCCCACGTCCAGGAGCAGCCGGATGTGGTTGGCGACGGGCCGGGCGGGCATCCAGGCGGGCCCGAGGCGCTCGCGCCGGATGCGTCGCTTCTTCTCGGCGAGTGCGTAAATGTTCACCGTGTCACCGCCTCGCGGGCTGGCCACTGGCAGCCCGCCAGCGCCGCGCGGTGCCCGGCCGGGACCTCGGTGAGCGGCTGGCCAAGCCAGTCCAGGCCCATCGCTCGCAGGACCAGCGCATCGGCCTCGTTGTCGTCCGTGAGGATCGCCCCGTACCGCCGCTGTGCGGCGTCCAGGACTGCCTCTTTGCGGCTGCCGCCGTTACCGGTGGCGTACTTGGCCCGGGACATCGGGGGGATGACGGCGACGGGGATGTCCCGGGCGCAGAGTCCGTCGACGATGAGCCACCACAGGCCACCGCGGTCCCATACGGAGCCGCCTACGGAGTGGTGGGACGGGCCCTCGACGCAGGCGAGGTGGACGTCGCCGACGTCGGTGAGGACGGTGTCGAGGATGTGCCGCATACGGGTGCGGCGCTGGAGGATGGTGTCTTTGCGGCGGCCGGTGGTGGGGACGGTGCTGGTGCCGCCGAGGGTGGCGATGCCGGTGCTGGTGAGACTGATGTCGAGTCCGGCGACGCGGTAGCGAGGCCGGGGGCCGGCCGCCGCGGGGGCGGCCGGCGCCTCGGTGGTGATGTCGAACAGTGTGCTCACCGGGCACCGCCATTCCGGCGAGCTTCCTGCCGGGCCTGCCACTCCTCTTCCGTCAGGTACTGCTTCGACTCAGCCTTTCGCGCGGCCCGCTTGGCGTTCTGGTCCCGCCAGTACGTGCGGTACGCCTCACGGCAGGGCTGGCACATCACCTCCTTGCGGTAGCGGTGCTGCTGCGCGCCGTTGAAGGTTCCGTGATCGATGGGCTTGCGCTGGCTGCCACCGCGGGGCCGCTTCAGACCGATGTCCTTGATGAGCTGGTCCAGTTGGGCGTCGGTGAGTTCAGGCACGGGGGACCTCCTCGGAGGGACTCGTGGGGTTTCGACACTCGGTGCAGCAGGTGCCGCCGAGCCGAAGGTGAAGCTGGAGGGTCGGCCGGTCTTCGGCGGGGCAGTACGCCTCGAACTGGTCGAGGGCCTCGATCGGACGGAGCAGCTGCTCCGGCGCGGCCGGGGCGCCGCCGCGGTGTCGGCCGGTCGGGGCCGGCCAGCATCTGGCGACGGCGACCGCACCGACACCGACGGCGGTGACGGCTCCGGCCAGGGCGGTGACGAAGGCGCTCATGACGCCACCCGCTTCCGAGCACCGTCGAGGACGGCGCTGGTGTTGAGGCCCATGGCGTCGTCGAGGCGGCGCTGGAGGTGGTCAGCGCGGCGCTTCTCCGCCCGTCGCTCGGCGAGGAGTCGGGAGACGATCCGCCGGAGGCGGTCCACTCGCTGCTGGAGCTGGTCGGCGCGTGAGGGGCCGGAGTCGGCGGCGAGACGTCGGCTGAGTTCGAGGTTTCTGCCGGACAGGCGCTGGTTAGCGGCGTCGGCGGCGGCGAACTGGCCGGCGGCTTCCTTCGCTGCGGCTCGGAATGCGTTGCGCTCGGAGCGGGCGGTGTCGCGCTCCTGGCATACCTGGGCGAGCTGGGCGCGCAGGGCGGCCGTCTCGTCCTGGAGGCGGCGCCGGGTGACGAGTCCGAACATCACGCCTCACCGCCCGCGCGCTGCGCCGGAATCAGCGGCCACGACCCGTCGATGATTTTGTTCGGGTCGCCTCCCTGCTCCGGGGTGGCCTTCGTGCGGAACCACTCCTGGAGACCCGCCTGCTGCTCGGCCCTCCATGCCTTCTGCGCGGCGAACAGTTGGGCCGGGCCCATGTCGTTCAGGTGCGGGTACCGCTCGAACTGTGCCTCGGCGATCAGCAGTGCGGCGAGCGCGTCGGCCTCCGCGGTGTGCCAGTCGGTCAGCTGGACGTCGTACCGTTCGGCGGTCGGCTTCAACTTCCGCCGGCCCGCGCCGCGCAGCCGCTGAATGACCTGCTTGTCGATGACGTGCGGGTCCACCAGGGGCAGCGGGCACAGGCCCACGCGCTCCTCGACGGTCGGCAGCCCGTTGCGCACCAGGTCGTGGTGCAGGATCGACCAGTCGAACGACTGGTTGAACGCGATGACCGGCATGCCCCACTCGATGGCACGCACCAGGTTGGTGGCAATCTCGTCGAGCGCGGTCTTCGGGTCCTGGCCCTCGGCCTGAACGATGGCGTCGGTGATGCCGTGCACCTCGGAGGCCTCGGCCGGGATCGGGATGCCGGGGTTGATGAGCCAGGAGAAGACGCGCTCCTCGCGGCCGCCGCCGCGGACGATGAACGCGGCGGTGACGATGCGGTCCTCGAGGGGGTTGGGGCCGGTGGTCTCGGTGTCCCAGGCCGCTTTGCGGACGTCGCCGAATCTGCTCACTGGGCACCCCCGGCGGCGCGTTCCTTGCCGATACGGACGACCATCGCGCCGATCTGCTCTTCCTCGCCGACCTCGTTGGTGACCAGCGCTCCCAACTGGCGGGTCATGCCCAGCTCCTGGTGGATCTGCCGCAGCCGGCCCGCGCTCGTGTGCGGGTTGCAGATTTCGTCCAGGTACGAGGCGGCCGGCCGGGCCGGGGACTCCGCCCGCTCGAACTGGACAGCGTCCGCGTCCCGGTCCTCGGTTGGCACGAGACCGTTGTTGATGAGCAGCGTGCGAAGCGCGATGGACTGCGCCTTCGGGGTCGACCGGCCGCCCGAGTCGGACGCCTCGCCGGCCGCCTGCGAGTCGAAGTACGACCCGTCCGGCCCGTAGATGCGGAAGGTAACGAGGGCTGTGCACTCGCGCATCCGGCCGCCGGAGCTAGTGGAGATGTCGCGGTATTCGGTCTCTACCTTGTGCTGGATCACGAGCACGCCGTGCTTGCGGCAGGCCGGGCCGAACGCGTTCAGCGCGGTCTCGATGCCGCGGAAGTTGAAGCGGCCGGCGCGGCCGCCGTCGAACTTCTCGTTCTTGGCGATGGAGCGGACCTCGCCCATCACCCGGGACCATGCGATGACGGCGGTGGCCGACTCGGCGTCCTTGGACAGGTCGCCGAGGTCCGGCTCGGTCAGGTTTGGCGCCTCGCGCGCAGCCGTGGTCTCGGCCGTGTGCTCGTCGTCGGCCAGCTGTCGGCCTGCCGCGGCGGCTGCGTTCTCTCGCAGTCCCATGTCAGATGCCCCCCTTGAAGGCCTTGGCGATGTCGATGCGCTCGGTCGGGTTCGGCTTGACGCAGGACTCGTAGGCGTCGGGCCAGCGCTCGGCGAGGAGTTCCAGGTCGACCTTCGGGGCGGCGTTCGTGGGCTCCAGCGCGAAGGCCCTCTCACCGCCGAGTCGGGCCTCCTGCGCGTCACCGAGGGCGGCGATCAGCCGGGCCTTCGCGGAGGCCTTCGCCTTCTTCGCTTCGGACTCGGCTCGCTGGTGGCGCCCGTAGGCGAGGAGCGCGTCGAGGGCGTCGGGGTGCATGTCGACGTCGACCGATCCGGAGCGCGTCGGGTGTAGACGCCGGAACATCTTGGCGAGGGCCTCGCCGTCGCCGGACGGGGCCGGCGGGACCTGCGCCTGCACGTGCTCGGTCCAGAACTTGTCCATCGCCGCGGTGATGTCTGTGATGACGTCGCGGTACTGGTCAGCGCGAACGGTGCCCTGGTGGTACTCGTTGCCGCCGATCAGGACCGCGAAGTGCATGTGCTCGTAGCCGTTGACGACGATCTGCCAGAGCATCTGGGCGAGGACGTCGTCCGGGGCTCCGGCGTGCCATTGGGCGTTCTTGAAAGCGGAGCGGGTCTTGACCTCCAGCGCGCACGGGGTGCGGTCCTCTGAGAGGGGGCACTCGGTGACGCGCCGGTCGAGCGTCGTCATCCAGTGCGGATGATCGACGTGGGAGACGAGGCCGACGCGGCGGATGACGCTGCGGTTGCGCATGGCCCAGACGCGGGCGACGGGCTCCTCGTGGACGGTGCCCCAGAACGCGGCTTCGCCTGCGTCGTCAACGTCGTGGCCCAGCTTCTCGTGCCAGACCTTGAGCGGCGGCCTCTTCTCGACGAGGTCGAGGATGGCGGGGACGTCGCTGGAGCCGATACCCGCGCGGCGGGCGGCGAGCCAGACGTCGCGGTCGGCGTCGGCGGGGAGGACGAGCCGGCCGGTCGGTGTGACCCGGCGGCCGGCGGCCGGGGCCTGAGCCCCGGCCTGCACGGTCGTCGTCATCAGGCGCCACCACCCTCGGCGACCTGAACCGCCTCCAGCGTGAAGGCCCCGGCGGTCCGCAGCCCGGCGAAGATGCGGCCGCTCATCGCCTCCAGGTCGACGGCCACCTCGGCGTCGCTGGAGAGGATGTAGGGCGCCACGTCCTTGGCGATGTGCTCGGCCAGTCCCTCCGCCGTGACGGCCCAGACGGTGAGCGGCGCGGGGGGCTTACTCCCGTTGCGTCCACCGTGCCGACCGACGCGGGCGTAGGTCACGCGATACTTGGTCTGCGTGGCGCCGGGGGCGGCAGCCATCTCCTCCAGGGACGGGGTGGTGATCTCAGTCTCGGGGTCGCGTGGCTCGTGGCGGCCGGTCTGCCAGTCCGGTCCAACCTTGCGGGCGATTTCGGCGTGGATCTCGGGGGTGATGTGGCCGGTCATGCCGCGACACCGCCTTCCGTGTCCATCGAGAGGCCGGCCAGGGCAGCGGCGAACAGCTGCTTGCGCAGGGCCTCCGCGGGGGTGCCGTCGAACGCGTCGCCGTACTCCTCCTCATGGCGGGCGGCGATCTCACGCGCGGCGTCCGGGCCGACGCGGACCTCGCCGCGCTCGATCTGCCCGAGAACCCGCTCGTGGTCCTCCATCGGCGTCGTGGTCGGGAAGCTCACGGGGCGTCCTTCCGGGGTGTTCGTGGGGTGGTAGATGCGGCGGCCGTCGAGGTCGACCGCGGCGAGGTGGCCGTGTCGGGCCAGACCGCGCAGGTCCTTGCGGACCGTGTTGCGGCCGGTCGTCGGCCACGGGGAGTCCGTCATCAGCTGCTCGGCGAGCTGGGTGGAGACCGGCCGGCCGTGCGCCCTTATGGCGGCGAGGAGGTACTGGCGGCGGGTGGACTGCTCAGGCACGGCGGCCTCCCTGGCGATCGAGGGTGAAGAAGCGGACGCCCCTGTCGTCGTGCTGGGTCAGGGCGCCGGAGTCGCGGAGGACCGCGAGGTCGCGGCGGGCGGCGTGGAGACCGAGGCCGGTGTAGCCGCGCTGCTGGTACCAGACGACGACGTCACCGGACTTCCAGCGGCCGCCCTGGCGCGTGATGGTGTGGAGGAGGTGGGCGCGGCGGGCCGTGTCGGCGATTCCCGGAGTGGCTTCGGCCGCCGGGTGGCTGCTCTTCTCCTCGAACGACTCCGTGACGTCCGCCCAGCACGCGGGCCACTCGTCGGCGGGCTCGGCGTACGGCGACCAGGACTCGGTCTCCGCAGTGCGGATCCAGCCGAACGCCATCCGCGTCCCGGTCTCCGGGTGAGCGGTGTCGGCGACGACGCGGAACAGCGTGAGCAGCTCGGGCGCAGTGAAGCCGTTGGAGTCGTAGGCGTAGGTGCGGCCGGGCTGGAAGAAGTCGGCGCTCATGCGGCAGCACCACCCTCGCGGCGCTGCTCCGGCAGCCACACCGACGGCGCCGGCGCGAGCGCCCGCAACCGGTCGGCCAGCTCGGCCACACGCTCGCCGTACACCGGCACCTCGTAGCCGACCGCGCCGAGGATCTGCTCCAGCAGCAGCCCCTCCGGAGCGTGCCCGTCGTGCTCGCGCTGCTCGGCGCGAGCTGCGGAGAACTCCAGCAGCAGGGCGAGGAGTTCCTCGTCGTCGGCGATCGCGGTGAGCGCCTGGGTGAGGGGGTGCTCCAGGTCGAGGAGGACGCCGGTGGGGATGCGGCGGACGTAGATCCGGGACGGGCCGGTGACAGCCGGGCGGCGGGTGAGGCGGTGCAGGATCAGGCGGAGTCGGTTCACTGGTCGGCCTCCTCGTCGTACGAGGCGGAGACCTCCAGCGCGGTCACGACGTAGCCCGTGACGGACTCCTCGTTCTGACCGGCGACGACGGTCAGTTCGGCGACGCCGTCTTCCTCGTCCTCGATCCAGTCGAAGGCGAGGGTTGTTCCCGTCAGCCACGAACGGCGCTCCTCCGCCTCGCAGTGCGCGCGGGCGGCGGCGGCCGTGGTGTACAGGCCCATCACGATCGAGTCGTGCTCGGCCCGGAAGATGGTCAGCGGCGCGGCCTCACGCTCACGGAGCGCCACGGTGACGTCGGACAGAGCCTCGTTCGTTGTGTGCCGCTCCGCCTCCAGCTGGGCGACGCGGCCCCGAAGACCGTCAGCCTCAGCGGCCAGCGTGAGAGCGATCTCGTACAGCGCCCGCTCGGCGCCCGAGTTGTATGTGGCCGTGGACCACGTCTTGGTGCGCTCGCCGTACTGCGTCAGATGGACGCGCGCGGCCGTGCCGCGCCGGTAGACACCGTCCTCCTGGAACACCTCGGGCTCCGGGCCCACCGGCATCGGCAGCGCGTCCGCCGACCCAGCGATCCCGTGCGCCGCCAGTTCGTCCAGCGTCGCCATCCGGAACGGAGGGCAGTCACACGCACCGGCCGGCGCGTACAGGGCGACCCCGCCCTCGGTGACGGTGCGCCGGGTCCAGCAGGCGCCGTCCTTCGTGTTCACGATCAGCGGGGCGCTCATGCCGCCACCGCCTGACGGATCTCCGGCATCATCTGCTCGTCGTCCGTGACCAGCACCGACACCAGCACCGTCACCGGCGGGAACTTCGGCAGCTCCGCCTCCGTCGCGGTGCGCAGGGTCCACACCTGCACCCCGTCACCGGCCTGCGCCACGGTGATGGTGCCGCCGCGGACCTCCAGCCAGTGGGCCAGGGTCTCCACGTCGGTGGCGAGGATGCGCACGGCGTCGGGGCTCGACTCCAGGCGGGCGCCGGCCGGGAGGCCGTAGACGTTGCACTCGGTCTCGACGGTGAGCCGGTTGCGCTCCAGCATCTGCATCTGGACGGCGAACGGGAGATGGATCGTGCTGGTGAAGCTGTTGCGACCGGGAAGGTCGGTAGGCTGTGCGGTCACGGGGACCTCTCTTCCGATGGGTTGGTGGGGTCGCCGAGTCGTGGGGCTGCTCAGGCCGGCAAGTCGGAGCGGCCCTTCGGCGTCTGGTGGTTCAGGCGGCGTCTGCCGCCGGGGGCTCCGCCCGCATCCCGCGGGCCGAGGCGAACAGGGCCCGGAGCCGCTCGCGCAGCTCGGGGCTGAGCGGAGGGGCCTGGGAGACCGCCCGGTCGATGTGCTCCATGGCGGCCGGCCCGAACGTGGCCTCGGCGTCGGCGAGTGAGAACGGCTCGCCGCTCATGCCGTGAGCGCCTTCTGGCGAACCGCTGCGAGGCGGAACACGGGCGTGCACAGGACGAGCAGTTCGACGCCGATCGCGTGGGAGATGGCTTCGGCGGTGGAGGCGTAGACCTTCTCGGTCTCGCCGCTGAGGATGTTGCCGACCGTTCCGTGGGCGACGCCGGCGGCCTCGGCCAGTTCGCGGATGCTCATCTCGGATCCGGTCTTGGTGCGCTTCATGAGGCGCTTAAGCAGGTCGCGGTCCACTTCGAAGAGCGGCTCAGGCTTCTGGGCAGGTTCGGTCACGTCCACCTCGTGCAATGGATCGCCGTGCGGTGTTGCACCGCTTGGATGGCTAGAGCATTGCATGGGATGGACGTGTTGTCCATTGTCTTGGATGGTTGCGTTGCAATTCCGCCAATGACCCCTGCGCTACTGGCGCGCGCCGTCCATTTGCATGGACACTTTGTCCGGCGCATAGAGTGTCGGGCCATGCGCCACCAGCGGGAACTTGCTTCACGTCACGCTGGTCTCATGGACACCCCACGGCCCATGACGTGACTCGGAGTGGCAGGATGAGCCTCATGGCTGCGCAGGATCGAACGGCGTCGACCGAGCGGAATGACCTCCGCGTCATCGTCGTAGAGCGGAAAGAGGCGCTCGGTCTCGGGTATCAGCGACTCGCCGCGCGTTGCATCGACCCGGAGTCGGGTGAGCAGACGGTCAAGCCCTCATGGCTGCATCGCCTTGCCACCGGCGAGCCGGTCGAGCCGCCGACTTACGAGATGCTGCGCGGGATGGCCGCCGGCCTCGGCATCCCCGTGAGCGTGTTGCAGGATGCGGCGTCCGCTCAATTCTTCGGCGTGCAGCGCGCGTTCTCGGCCTCGGCCGAGGGTCAGGCGTTCCTGGAGGACGCCGACCGCCTGAGCCCGAGTCAGCGTGAGGCGATTCGCGCCCTGATGCGAACGCTGGCCGAGGGGTAGGAATCAGACATTCCGTTAGATCCCCGGCAAGATCCTTTGGCCTATGCCGCTACACCGCGTGAATGTTCTTGGCGGGGTGTAGTCGAAACTTGTTCAAGGTGGCACCATTACTGATCCGCCTGGGAAGCGTGTTGTTGCGATAGCCTGCGCGAACGTACCGTTCGAACGTGCTATCGATTTTTTGTGCGGCACGTCCATGGGGGTCCCATGTCGGAACACTGCAAGGCCAGCACTGCCCGCGCGACTGTCCGGGCGCGGTTCGTTTTCAGCGACGAACTGCCTCCCGGCTGCCCTCCGATCGAGCTTCCGGACGGCTGCATGATGATGGAGATCGAGTCGGATGACCTCACGCTCATCATCATCCGGCCCAACACCATGGACCGAAGCCTGCTCAACGAGCTGAACCGCTACGCGGACCGCGTCACGACACTCGGCATCTGGTCGAGGGATCCGTCGCGTTCCAGTCTCGTCCGAGCGCTCGTCAGCGCCGAACGCGGCTGACCTGCGGACCTAGAGGTGTCTTTTGCTGGCCCTCGGACTGCCGAACAGCTGCGAATACCCCCCTTAGCGTGTCACGATGAGGCATGCGCCACGAGCCAGCTGACCCGCAACTCGCCTGCATCTACTGCCGCATGAGCGAAGACCGCGAAGGTGGCGGACTCGGTATCGAGCGGCAGCGCGAGGACTGCGAGCAGCTCGCCGCCCAGCTCGGCCTCCGCGTCATCCGCGTCTACACCGACAACGACCTGTCGGCCTACAGCGGCAAGCCCCGCCCCGACTATCAGCGGATGCTCAGCGACCTCCGGGCGGGTATGTACGGCACCGTCCTCGCCTGGCACACCGACCGACTCCACCGGCGCCCCACCGAGCTGGAGGAGTACATCGACGTCTGTGAGCCGCGCGCTATCCAGACCCGCACTGTCAAGGCCGGCACCCTCGACCTGTCCACCGCCACCGGCCGGATGATCGCCCGGCAGCTTGGCGTCCAGGCCCGCTACGAGGTCGAGCGGATGATCGAGCGGCAGCGGCGGGCCCGGGAGCAGAAGGTGCAGCGCGGCGAATACTGTGGCGGCCCGCGCCCCTACGGTTGGGAGGCTGACGGTGTCACGCCCGTCCTCGAGGAAATTGCCATCATCCGCGAGTGCGCCGACGCCCTCCTCGCCGGAGCATCCGTACGCGCCGTTGCCGCAGACCTGAACCTACGTAAGGTCACCACCAGCACAGGCAGCCGCTGGGACGGCAGTAGCGTCCGCCGCATGCTCATGAGGCCCCGGAACGCGGGGATACTCCAGCACCACGGCGAGGAAGCCGGTCCGTCGAAGTGGGATGCCGCAATCGACGAGGCGACCTGGCGCAGCGTGCGCGCGATCCTGAGCGACCCCGCGCGGGTCATGTCGACGACGAACGTCCGGAAGTACCTCGGCAGCGGCATCTACCTCTGCGGCGTGTGCGGTGAGACCTTGACCTCGTTCTCCAAGGGCGCCGGCCAACCTGCGAAGTACAAGTGCCGCAAGAACGACTGCGTCCTCCGGGACCTGGTCATGCTGGACAAGTGGGTCCAGTCCGCCGTGATCAAGCGGCTGAAGCGGCCTGACGCGGCCGACCTCCTCGCCGCCCGGGAGGACCCGGTCGACGTGCGCGCCATGCAGGCGCAGTTGCAGCAGGCCAGGGAGACGCTCGACGCGCTGGCCTCCGCGCTGGGTGCCGGCGAGCTGGACATGCAGGAGTGGAGGGTGGCCCGGGCGGCCGCCCGCGCCCGCAAGGAGGCCGCCGAGGCGAAGCTGGCGTCCGCCGTGCAGATGAACCCCGTAGCCGGACTGCTGGGAGCCGAGGACATCGAGGCGGCTTGGAAGGACCTCGACCTGTCGCGTCGCCGGTCGGCCGTCGACTGGCTGATGACCGTTCGGGTGCTGCCTGCCAAGGTGGGGCGCCGGCCTGGAGGTGGCTACTGGGACCCGGACGCGGTCGAGTTCGAGTGGAAGTGATGGTGCCCCCAGCGGTGTGGCTGGGGGCACCGCGGCCGTCCTCCAGTGCCTGGGAAGCGGTGGAGGACGGCCGGTCCGTAGGGCGGTCTCCTGGTCTGGTAACCGTGCGCCCAGACCTCAACCGCTCGTTCACTCGAACGTGTGTTTTAATGCCGTGGCGGTTGCAGCCTACACGGAAAAGTGCCTGATATATCAGGCTGACTAATCGTGATCTTCGGCCGAGCGTTTGTCGAGTGCACGAACTCGATGACGACGCCTGGCTCTACGAGCGCAGCCGCGCCATCGGGGACCGCATCCGAGCGGAACGCGCTCGCAGGCACCTCACCCAAGAGGACCTCTACCTCGGTGCCGGGATCAGCCGCGATGTCCTGCAACGCATGGAAGCTGGCCGCCACAACCCAACACTCTTCACGCTCCTGCGCATCGCGCGTGTCCTCGACGTTCCCATAGCTGACCTCGTGCGTTGAACGCCCGCGGTTGCCGGACAGGCCGCCGTCAGGAGGGTAAGCAGGCTGCGTGCCACCCATGCTCGGGGGCCGTCGCAGCGATCACGGGACGGCTCGTCACCCCGCTCGCGAAGCACTCTCTGCTCATGGATCTTTCCTCGTTCCCAGCGGCTCAGGCTGACTGCTCTCTTCCGCAAGCACCACCCTGCCCGGGCGGCGGCAGGGGCGTCCAAGATCTGTCGTGATAACCATCGGCTATGAAGGTGGAGCCTGGCGGCGCGGCTATTGCCGCTCGTCGTCGTAGCGGCCGCCCCTCTGCACCCCGCCCACTCCACGAGGACGGCCACACAGCGCAGAACCTCAAGCGGCCGTCCCCAACGGGGGGCGAGGACGGTCGCAGCCAGGGGGCTACTCGTCCCACACGAGACCGTGGGTGTCCGTGTGCTCTCGGCGCCCGGTGTAGTAGTCCATGTGCCGGCGGTCCGCGTGCGGGGTCCTGGTGCAGTGGCCGTGGCCGCTCGGGTGCTCGAGCCAGCAGTACCCGCCTGCCCGGCCGGCGGACTGCTCGGCCTCACGCATCCGCTCGGCGAAGCCGCGCCTGGTCACTGGCGACCGTCCCGGATCATCCGGATGAGCACGGCGCCGGTCGCGCAGCCCGCACCGCTGTGCGTGCACTCGTCGCAATCCGGGGCATGGCGGTGGAGTGCCACGAACGCTGCTCTCCCGGCGCACCGGTAGCAGCCGCGCGGGAACCGTGGGCAGTCGTACCGACGCTCGCCTAGGTCGACGGCGGTCTCTGCGGTAAGGGGTGCGTCGCACCAGATGCACGTAGCGCCTCGGACCTGGCGCACGGACAGGCCGTCCGAGTCAGGGAGCGGCAGCAGATAGGCCACCCTGGGCGGTACTGCCTGGATCGTGATGGTCATGCTGCGGCTCCTCGGTGGAGTGCGGCGGCCAGCCGTAGTGCGACGTCTGCACGGATGCGCCCGAGGTCGACGAGGCCGAGCGCCGGGGAGCCCGGGTCGACGGCGAGCGACGGCAGCACGATCCCGGCCTCGTCGAGCGCGGCGCGCAGCGACTCCACGGCGGTGAACGGATCGACGGTGTGCAGCTCGGGTGCCATGAACAGGACCGTACGGACGGCCCGTTGACACCGGCCAGGCGATGTTCTCGAATGTTCTCGCAGTCTGGCTGAATGTTCCCGTGTGGTCTCACATGGGCCGCGCCACGCTGTGGAGTGGCCCCGCCGGCGCGGTGATGCTGGTGGCGACCAGAGCCCCACGCTGAGGGAGGGACCATGGCACGACGACTGCGGTTCACCGGTACGGACAGCAAGAACGGCGGCTGCCCGGCCCTGCATGAGGACGTTGCGACAGGCGACGTCATCGTGCAGGGCCCGCCCGTCACCGATCCCGACGAACTCGCCCAGCTCCAGCACTTCGGCAGCGGTGACGTCGCCGTGGTGGTGCCGCGCGAGCTGCTCGTTAACCACGCCCCGAAGGAGATGCAGCGCGTGCCCAAGATCGTTCCGCCCGAGGAGTTCGGTCGGCTCTTCGAGACGTTCGAGCACTCGGCCTGGCACCTGGAGACCCGGCGGGGGTACGCCTCCGACCGGGAGGACGAGGGCTACGCCGAGTTTCTCGCCACGGGGGAGGCGCCGATGGACCTGGACAGCGACTGGTGCCGGAACATCACCCGGCAGACGGCGGCCGGGAAGTACGTGGGCAGGGTTCGTGTCGTCGACAACCAGCCGACTGAGGGGCAGCGGTTCCTGTTGTCGTACGCGCGGGTCAACGCGGCAACCGGTGAGGACGCACGGTGCGTGTGGCGCGAGGTCGCCGAGCGCGCGCACCTGCCCGCCGAGGATTTCTGGATTTTCGACAGTCGCCTCGTCGCGGTCCTGCGTTTCGACGACGAGGACGTCTGGCACGACGTCGAGATCATCACGGAGCCCGCCGAGGTGCTGCGCTACTGCCAGGTCCGCGAAGCGGCCGTGCACGCCTCTGTGCCGTACGACGAGTTCGTCGCACAGCTCGGCACGAAGGGCTGAGCCCGGCCGGTGAGCACCGACTACCAGCAGGCCCGCGAGGCCCTTGGCATACGCCTGAGGGAGCTACGCCTCTCGGTGCCCGGCGGTCGGCTCACCGGCACACAGCTCGCCGAGCGGCTCGGCTGGCCGCACTCCAAGGTCTACAAGCTGGAGGGCGGCCGGCAGACCGCTACAGCCGATGACCTGCGTGCCTGGGCCCAGGCCATCGGCCAGCCGGACGTTGCCGAGGAACTCCTCTCCCGCCTCCGGGGATTCGAGTCCCACATCCGCTCCTGGCGCCGCCAGCTCGCCGCAGGCCACCGCCCTGTCCAGGACAGCTGGAACCTCGCGGTCAGCCGCTCCAGCACTATCTACGCCTGGGAGGAAGCCGTCATCCCGGGCATGCTCCAGACGGCGGACTACGCCCGCGCGGTGTTCCTGCGGTACGCCGAGCTGTACGGCACCAAGCGCGACACCGAGGACGCGGTCCGGGTCCGGCTCCAGCGGCAGGCGTGGCTGTACGAGGGTGGCCACCAGTTCCGGGCGCTGGTCTGGGAGGCTGCCTTGCACGCGCTGATCTGCTCCCCGTCAGTGCTCGCAGCTCAACTCGACCGCCTGGCGGGGACGATCGGCATGGACACCGTCGAGGTCGGCATCGTCCCCCTCGGCGCGTCGCTGCGCATCCCGCCCGCGAATGGATTCTGGGTGCTCGACGAGCAGCTGGTCATCGCGGAGGACTGGCACGCGGAGATATGGCTCGACGACGCCGACTCTGTCGCGACCTACATGCGTGTGTGGCGGACGCTGAGCGAGTCGGCGGTGTACGGGGCCGACGCCCAAAACCTGATCGGCCGCGCCCGGCGGAACGCCCACCCGCGGACATGACGAAAGGGCCCCCACCGCCCGAAGGCGATGGGGGCCGCAACGTCTCAGACTCCGGTCCGGTTGTACTCGTCCACCCTGTCCGGCGGCGCCGGCGGCTCGATCCCCTGCCCACGCATCTGCGTAGTCAGGTCGCTCACGTACCCGGCGAACGCCCTCACCAGCGACCGGAGCGACCGGGTCTCGGCTCTCAACTCATCGACCTCCTGCTGGAGGTCGTCTCGGATGGCCTGGAAGGCGGCAAGATCAGCAGCTCGCTGAGACGGCTCCGCCTGGATTGAGGCCGCTGTCCGCGACCCTCGATACGTGAAGTAGCCAGTCACCACCACGCCCACGACGGTGATTGCCGCGCCCATCAGCCCCAGCCACCCGTTCACCCGGGTCTCCCCTCACCCGCCGGCCGCCGCAGATCAGGCGATCCGGACTCGGGCGGGACTCGCGATGCGCACCAGATCACCCCGCAGTGCGACGTCATGTACCAGACGAACACCCACAGGCCGCGGGCGTAGTCGCCGACGAGCCCGGCCCAGCCGTAGGCGAAGGCCCACAGTGTCGGTGGGATGGATGCGAAGACGAACCCCCACCGGTCCCGGGCGAAGACGAGCCATGCCGAGGTGAACGTGGCGGCGCCCGCGACGATCCATACCCATGCCCAGCAGTGAAGCGGGGCGAAGTGGGTGAGGAGCCCGAGGCCGGGGGTGGCCATGGGCTCCACGACGAGGGAGACACCCCAGCACACCTTGCCGATGCCCATGAACACCAGGAACGGGCCGCGGCGGCCGAGGTGTCCGCTGAACCAGCGGCCTGCCCGGCCCGGCACTCAGACCCTCCGGACGGTGGTCCCGCCGCCGAGGGCAGACTGGGCCCTGTCGGACACGCCGACGGGCTTCCACAGGCCGAAGTGCACGAGGACGCCGGTGGCGAACGAGACGAGGGACAGAACGGCGGCCGTACCGAGGTCCCAGTCCGGGCCGGGGTTGGCCAGCTCGACTAGGAGCCCGTTGAGAGTGCTGAGCGCGAGCAGGATCACGGCCTTCACGCCGGGGTGGGTGACGTGCTTGGTGACCAGGCCGACGAGGACGGGCAGGCCGATGGAGACGAGCAGGCCGATCCAGTACGCCTTGTCGAGGGATGCGTTCATGAGGGCTCGATTCTTAGACGGGCTGCGCCAGCTGACGGCAGCCGATGACGGTGCCCGCGGAGTTGCGGACCTCGCGGTAGGGGACGAGCAGGTCCGACCGGCGCGGTGCCAGCGCGAGCGCGACCGGCAGGGAGACGACGTAAGAGACGCCTTCCGCCCGCCGGGGCAGGCCCTGCGCGTGCCCGTACTGGACCAACTCGACCGGGATGCCGTCCCGGTACTCGGTGGATAGCGGCACCACGCCGAGCCGCGCCGGCCGCTCCTCGGGCTCGATGACGAGGCGGAGGCCGGGCTCGAGGTCGTCGAGGCCGTCGGGCCGGTCCGGGCTGTACAAGCGGATCGGGTGGGGCGTCAGGTTCACGATCACGCGCTGTCGGCTCCCCTGACGGACACGTCGACCTTTACGACGGCGGCGGCGATGGCCTGCTCGACAGCGGCGACGACTGTGGCGGTGTCGACGTCCCTGCCGAGCGCGTCGGCGAGCGTCTGCACCGTGGCGGTGAGCCCGGCGACCTGCGTGAGCAGCGCGGCGACGTTCCGATCCATCCTCCGTGTGACGGCCTCCGTGTTGGCCAACGCCTGAGCCGGGCTGAGCGATGGATTGTCGTCCCGCGTTGCGGCGTTGACGTTCGCGATGAGCCCATCGGTTTGCCACGTGGCGCGCGGCAGTTGCCTCACGATCTCGGCGGCGACCTCAGCGGCGGTAGGCATGTCGTCCTCCGGTGCGGGTGTAGGTGACGGGTCGCCCTTGGCTGCCGCGAGTACGGCGCCGATCGGGAATGCACCGGGGTCACCGTGGTCGTTCTCGGGCGCGTGCTGGTGGCCGCAATGCCCCTTGAAGGCGGCCCACTGGGCGGCGGTCATGCGGACGCCGTTCGCGCCGTAGGAGCTGGGGTACGGCTTGAAGGCCAGCCCGGACGTGAGCGGGACACCGTGCTGCTCGTGGGCCCAGCGGGCGAACGCGGCCAGGTCCCGGATCGCCCAGTCCGGCAGCTCCGGCATGTAGAGGTGCCGTGTGTTCCCCCATCGCTGGTGGGTCGCCGGGTCACAGGTGCCGACGATCTCCACCTGGCACACGTTCAGGGTGTTGGTCTCGACCCCGCCCGGCCGGTTCATCAGGGCCCGCGCCGAGACGTCGAAGTCGAAGTGCTGGTACCAGACCAGCCGCTTCTCGGCGAAGTCGGGCCGCGCGGTGAAGGTCGGTGCGGACCCGCCGCCGCCGTAGGACGGCAGCGAGGTGCCCTCGGTGGAGTGCCACAGGATGACGTTGGTCTCCATCGGGGAGCCCGGGTAGTCGTCCTGGTACCAGTACGCCGTCGAGGCGCCGGGATAGCGCTGCGGTCCTGTCCTCATGCCGTGCGCTCCGGCCAGGCCCACGTGCCGGGCTCGGTGCCCTCAGCGCGCGAGGTGACCCACAGCGTGTCGGTGCCGTCGAGGAGCACCTGGGCATTGACGGTGACGGTGGACTCGGTCCAGACCCGCACGATGACCGCGGGGTAGACGTCGCCCGCCGTGGCCGAGTTGCCGACGTGGCCCATGAACCCGGTGTGCTGGTCCGCGCCCCGTTTGTCGTGGAAGTCGCGGCGCCGGCGGTTGATGGCCTTGGCGTCGTCCTCGGTGATGCGGTACTGGACGATGCGTCCGATCGTCGGTTGCACTGCGCCTCCAGGGCATAGAAGAAGCCCCGGCCGGTCGGCGCAGGGCAGCGAGTTGAGCGGGGGGGTCAGCTGACAGGCTTGATGATCAGCTCGCGCAACGCGAACGAGGCGGTATCGGTGCCCACCGACGTCCGCATCAGCAGCCTCGTGTTGTACGTGCTGCCGGGAGTGAGTCCAGACAGGAGGTGGTCGGTGCTGGACCTGGCGAAGGTGTTGCCGTAGTTCGAGGCGCCGATCGCGTCGATGGGGGTCTCCACCACCGTGCCGGACCCCACGACGCCCCCCAGGCGCGTCTCTGGTGCGATGAGACTGCCGGATGTGGCCCCACTGTTGAGCATGCGCGCAGCAGTCTGGATCATCACCCGGCCAGAGGTGGGCGCTGTGAAAACCACCGCGCAGTCAGTGCCGCTGGTGGTGTACGCGGTGGACGTCGTCGTCACCGTCGCCGACTGGGAGTCGGCCACCGTCGGGGGCGTGTCCACCGCCCGGATGATCGAGCCGGGCATATGGTCAGGCATGGATCCCTCTCCATCTACAGGGCCCGGATGGCGGGCTGCGCGAGCGACACCGCAGTGCCCGCGGCCTGGGCCTTCACGACTCCGTTGCGGGAGCGGAGCGCCGTGTACGTCTGTGGGTTGATCACGTCGAAGGCGCGGTAACGGACCTCGACGGTGGCCGCGTTGGTGTTGCCGGTCGCGCGGATCGAACGCGTACCGATCTGCGCGGCCGCGGTGAACGAGGTGTCGGTCACCTCCAGGTGCCACGCGGTCGGCTCGGCCGAGCCCGAGAGCCATGCCTTCGCCCGCAGTGTCGAGCCGGACAGCTGGAACCGGACCCGTACCCACTGGCCGGCCACGTGCGTGATCGGCAGGCTGATGCTGCTGCCGAGCTGCGTCTGCACGTCAGCGACCACCCTGCGGAGCGACAGCACAACCGTGTTCGTCTGGGTGAACGCCAGCCTGGCCATATACATGTTGGAGGCGTCCACCATGCGCGCCGTCACCGCGCCGTACAGGCCGTCCGTGCCGGTGGCCAGCGCCGACGTGGTGATGTCGCAGTAGATGTCGGCGTCCGGGTGCACGGCCGTGATGGACGTGCGCCGGGACACATCGAGCGTCGACAGCACATGAGAGGCGGCGCCGGGCGTGACGTTGTAGTCCGTGGCCGGACCGCCGCCCACCCGTGCCCACGCCTGCCCCGTGTCGGCCGTACCCCACCCGCTGGTCACAGTCCGATTGACGGTGTCCAGCAGCCACGACGCCTTCGGCAGCGTCAACTGCGGCGCCCACGCGTACCAGATGGCCGACGCGGGAGGCGTACCGCCGTGCCGGGCCCGCATCACCGCCCGCGAGGCCGTCGCCGGAGCCGTGACGGACTGCGTCAGGAACGTCCACTGCCCGGCCGGAACCGCGGACGCGGACCCGAGCGAGCTGGAGATGAACGCGCCGCCTGCCGTGTACCAGTCGACCGCCGGCCGCAGATCCGACCAGCCGCCCGGCGAGTACGCCCACATCGACGCCGTGTAGGTGGCGCCGGGCTGGATAGTCCCCGCCGCGGTCATGGTCCCGCCCGCGCCGCCACTCGCGGCGACTCCGTCCGGGGTGATCTGCATGCTCGCCACGCCCTGCGGCTGGACCACGGTGGTGGACCGGGCGAGCGTGCTGCTCTGCGCCGTCCATCCGCTGAGGTCCGTCTCGAAGAAGGGATTCGTGACGGCCACGAGGCCCGGGGCGGTGACGGTGAACGTCTCACCCCCTGCCTGGAGATCGAACGGCATGTCCGCCGGATCACTCGTCCACGGCAGGCCCAGCGTCGTGAGCAGATCGACGTCCGTCTCGGTCGCCGTCAGATCCTCCGCCAGCACACAGCCGGAGGTCTCCCGCCGCGCCAGTGCAGGGGTGTCCCGGACGGCCACCCGCCAGGGTGCGGCCGGAGCACAGACGAGGTCGATCTCCCAGGTGCGGGTGCCGATGCGCTCGGTGTACCCCTGCACCAGGAGGTCGACGGGGCCGGGTGGCAGCCACTCCGGGAGGTCCGTGATGCGGATCATGTCGCCCTCGCTGAGGTCGAGGACGGCCGGGATCAGCTCGGGCGCCCGGTGCAGCAGGATTGTGATCTTGGGGTAGCGGGCCTCGTCCCACGTGCCCAGATGCATCAACCAGTACGCCATCGGCTCGGCCTGATCGTCGGCGTACAGGTTGAGGTCGACGCTGTCGTCGTACCGGCCGATACCGGCCGGAGGGTCCTGCACCGACAGCGCGCCGGTGGCCAGTTCAGCGCGGCCGGCGCTGCCGCCGATGCGCTGCACTGTGACGTCGTTGCGGACGTCCATGTCGTCGGGGGCCGGTTCGAGCACGGCCAGCCCTCGTTGCCCGTACGACAGGGTCAGGGCCGGACTCTGGCCGTACTGAGACGACCGACTGCGGTAGCGCAGTCCCAGGCGCTCTCGGTCCTCAGCGAGGATGCCGCCGTCGGCCTGCTCGCACTGAGTCAGCTGCTCCAGCAGGGTGGCCGGGCGCTGCGGGCCCATGAGAGCCGTGTCGAGCGTGCTCCCCCCGACGACAATGGGCAGCGACTCCTCACCGGACAGACGGAGCAGGCGGTCCCCGGCGAACTCACCGGCGTACCCGTCGTCTGCGCCGCTGAAGATGTTGCTGTCGGTGGCCTGGAGCACCGCCACGTGTCCCAAGGCCATGCCGTCCAGCCCGGTACCGAACGAGCTGCGAATCGCGGTGACCCGTCCGACCGTGCCTGTGAAGGAGCCGCTCAGGAAGTGCCCGGTCGGGCTGGCCGTGTTCAACCACCCGAGATCGACATCTACGGACGCGCCGTTCTGCCGTGCGAAGACCCGCATCCTGTTCCAGTTGGCGAAGAAGGACGGGTTCGAGCCGTCCGTGCTGCTCAGGAGCAAGAGCTGGTTGTCATCCGCATCGACGACCTGGAGCTGCACGCTGTTCGTGGCGACCCTGACTCGGTAGCGGTTGCCCGTCCCCGAGGAGACGATCTCGTACAGGGTCGTGGTGGCGGCCGGAGCGGCCGGAATGTAGTGCACCAGCTCGAAGTGCCAGGGCCCGGTGCCCGACGCGGGCGGAGGCACGGTGGCCGACAGACTGGCCCCGACCTGCACGACAGGCAGCGGCGAGGAGCCCCCGAGGCTGTCGTCGCTGGCCATGTCGAAGTGGCTGAGCTTCATCGGCATCACGCCCGGGATCGGGCTGTAAGCCTGCACAGCCTGGGCGTCATCCTCCATCGGCCAGTACGCGATCAACGTCGAGGCCGACGGGATACGCCTGGCCAGGGTGCTCGCGAACGGCTTCGTGCCCTGGTTGAGGCGGCGCAGGATTCCGGCGCCCTCTCCCTCTACACGGATCAGGTGACCGCCGGCCGACCATCGAGATGGCCAGTCGGAGTACTCGCCGACGAACCGGGTGCGCCTGTTGCTGATCTGGGCGCCGCCCACAAAACTCCAGACGCGGCCCGCCGAGTCCGTGAATGAGGACACGCCGGGGGTCTGCGCGGTGAAGTCCGGAGCGGCGACCACGACACCGTTGATGCCGTTGCGGACCTCGGCCTTGAAGCAGCGGCCGACCGGGTCGGGGAAGCCGACGTTGCCGACCGCGCCGATATCGACGTTCGTCGTTGTGACGGCGAGGCCGGTCGTGCCTGCCTGGACGATGGGCGTGCCGAGCTGTGTCCACGGACCGGCCAGGGTGGCTGCGGTGTAGAAGGTGATGGTCCGGCCGCCCGCGTCGTTGTTGACGTCGAGCGTCGCTCGCACGGCGAGGCGTCCTGAGTTCGGAACGGCGACCGACGCTGTTGAGGTGGCCGCCAGCGTCGTGGCGCTGTCCGCCGACCAGTACAGGCGGAGCCGTCCGGCGACGATGGTGAGCAGCCATGCCCGCTGGGCGGACCACTTGCCGCAGAGTTCCATCTCCGCGGATCCCTGCCAGCTGCTGAGCACTGCGTCGAGGCGGATGTCGATGTCACCCGAGATCGCGAGGGCCGGTACGTCCGGCGTGGTGGCCCGCGTTGTGCCGCCGGGGAGAGCGAGGAACGAAGGGCCTGCGGCTACGGAAACCCGCATCGGGGTGTTCCGGCCGATCTGTCCGTAGTACGGCGAGCGAGGGTTGCGCGGGGAGAACAGCCCGTCCGGCGACCGGAGGGTGAGGGAACAGCTGGCCGGGTCGACCGCTGCTCCCTCACCCGTGCGACCGCGTGTGTGCGTGATGACGTCCCGCGATTGCGCGTACTGCGTGACGTCCGTCCACACTCCGCCGATCTGGAACTCCACCTGCGTTCCGAGCGGATCCTGCGGGAACGCCATCAGCGGCTCCTCCTCCCTGCCATCACGAGGTCGACGTCACCGCCGCCTCGCGTCCGAATTCCGCGCCGCATTCGCTCGATCAGGTAGTCGTCCTCAGCCCGCCCCGACGAGCGCAGTTCGAGCACGACCCGCTGCGACGCGGCCGCGCGCGCACGCCCACTCGCCATGTCCCACGAGCCCGGCGCCGGCGTCTCCACCAGCGAGGCCATCGACCTGTTGACCGCCCGGCGGCCACCCTCGATGCCCTGCCGCAGGCCCTCGGCGGTGTACGCGCCGACCCGGGCCATCACCCGTGAGGGGCTCTTGATCCCGAGGGCCTTGCGGATGGCCTTCGACATGCCGAGCGCGATCCGCAGCATCTGCTGCTCGATCGTTTTCTGCTGTGCCTTCAGGCCCGCGACGAGGCCCTTCCCCGCCTGGATTCCGGCCCCGTACATCGCGTCACCGGCCGAAGTGCCCGCGTGCCCGGCGGCCTTGATGAGCGCTCCCTGCTCCTTGTTGATCTGCTTAACCTGCTGGGGCGTAGCAGCGGCCAGCGCAGCGGCGGCCGAACCGCCCTGCTCCACACCGGCCTGCGCGATCTGCGCGATGAGGTCCGCGCGGACGCCGTTGCGGCGCATCCGGTCGAGGTTCTTCGCGAACTGCTCGGCGGCCTTCCTGTCGGACTGGAGCCCGGCGAGGATCGACTCGGCGGTCTGCGGCCAGCCGCCGGTTTCCTGCTGCGTGATGTTGGCGCCGTCCAGGATGCCCTTGCGGACGTCCGACGCCAGCTGAGCGCGCGCCTTGATCATGTCGGACAGCCGTTTGGTCGCCGACTTCAGCCGGGTGGCGAGCTTCTCCTCCCGGTCGGCCAGGCGCAGCAGCGCCCGGGTGCCGTCGTTGATCCGGTCCAGGGCACGCGACCGCTTCTTGCCGGGCGCCAGGCTGCTGCGGACGATCTCGGCGAGCCGCGACGCGGCCTTGCGGACGGCCTTCTCCTCGCCGGTGAGGCCGACGATGAGACCCTTGGCGATCCACTTGCCCTGCTCCGCCGTGACCTTCGAGGGCGAGGCGATACCGAGGGCGTCGGCGATCGGGCCCGGGATGACGCTCTTGGCCCAGCTGATCAGCTGGCTCTTTAGCCAGCCGCCCATGGCGCTGATGCCGCTCCACAGGCCGGCAACGACGTCCCGGCCTTTCTGGACCAGCAGGCTGTTGAGTGACCCGATCGCAGTCAGGATCCGACCAGGCAGGCCTCTCAGCCAGGACACCATCTCCAAGGCCTTGCGCACGGCCCAGTCCTTGGCGCTCTGAAACCAGCCCGAGACCCAGCCGGGGATGCGGCCCAGCCACTTGACCACGGCCAGGACGTTGGAGACCGAGTCGGAGATCCTCTCGGTGAACCAGCCCCAGACCTTGCCCGTCACGCGCTGGACCGTGTCCCAGTTGGCGATGATCAGCGCGACCAGCCCAACGACAACGCCGATCACCCAGCCGACAGGGCCCATGGCGATCAGCCACTGGGCGGCCATCACGGCGGCCCACGCGACCGCCCGGGCCGCCATCAGCAGGAACTGACCGACCGTGACGGCCGCGACGCGCAGGATCGACACCAGCCACGTCGCCGTCATCCGCGCTGCCGACGCGGCCCAGACCGCAGCTGTACGCAGCGCGCAGCCTCGGCCACCGGC